GGTAGTGACGATGGTCGTTACATGTTTACCAATGTTCTTAACGAAGCTTTCTTGGAAAGATTCCGCACTACAATGGAACAGGAATTTCCTCCTGTTAAAACAGAGCGTAAGATTATCGAAAAAGAATTGACCTCAGTTGGTCGTGCTGACAATGATTTCGCCGAGAAACTTGTTACATGGGCTGATGTGATTCGTAAAACATTCATGGATGGTGGTTGTGACGAAGTGATTTCAACCCGCCGTTTAGTTCACATTGTTGAAACATTCGGTATCTTTGGTGATAAGATGAAGGCAATTAGTTTGTGTTTGAATCGTTTTGATGATGACACTAAGGCATCATTCCTTGATTTGTATACCAAAGTTGATGCAGGTGCCTCGGCAGAACAATTGCTCGCACCCGTAATTGAACCAGAAGTTAAAGAGACAGAAGAAAATTCGGAAGATATTCCGTTTTAATTAGTTAGTAGTTCGGCACTTGACCCATCGGTAACGGTGGGTCTTTTTTACACATTTACCTGTATAAGTGTTGACATAGACACAAAAATAGTATAGAATAGTAACATATTTGAGAGAAAGGTCGCCTCTCAAATTCTTTCCCTAGTGCGACCGTTTTATTATTGGAGTATTTCGTAATGTCAGTTAAATCTAAAGTCCTCGCATATCTTTCTAAAGAAGATGGATACAACACCCTCACCGCACAGAAGATGCAATCTGTTTTTGGTGTTGCAAACCCTTCAGCAACCATCAATGAGTTGCGTAACGAAGGTCATGCTATTTACTTGAATAGCCGTTACAACACAAATGGTGATAAGGTTTCCTTCTATCGCCTCGGCACACCAACTAAGCGTATGGTCGCTGCTGGCATCGCCGCAATTCGTTCACAAGGTGAGCGTGCTTTTGCCTAATTTTAAGGTTTAAAGCAATGAGGAAGAGATACATATAAGTATCCCTTCCTCTTTTTTCGTTTATGGAGTTGTCATGGAAATCAAAGTAGAATTAGAAAAACTAAGAAAAAACAAACTGTTTATCGCCACACCAATGTATGGCGGCATGGCACACGGTTTGTATATCAAGTCCAGTTTGGACTTACAGACCACAATGAACAAATACGGAATTGAAACTAAGTTTTCTTTCCTGTTCAATGAATCACTTATCACACGAGCCCGAAACTACCTAGTCGATGAGTTTCTCCGTTCAGACCACACACACTTATTATTCATCGATTCAGATATTCACTACAACCCACAGGATGTTCTAGCACTTATGGCGCTAGACAAAGATGTGATTGGTGGTCCTTATCCGAAGAAGTCTATGAATTGGGGTAACATTGCACAAGCTGCAAGAGCAAACCCTAATATGGATCCAAAAGAACTTGAACAACTTGTAGGTGAATATGTTTTCAATGTCGTAAAAGGCACAAAACAATTCTCTGTTACTGAACCACTTGAAGTGATGGAAATCGGTACAGGTTTTATGATGGTGAAGCGTGAAGTGTTTGAGAGAATGGAGAAAGAATATCCAACAATCAAATACAAACCAGACCATATCGGTCAGGCCAATTTCGATGGATCAAGATATATTCATGCTTACTTTGATACAGTAATTGATTATAAAGAATCCATCACTGGAGGCGGTTCTGAGAGATATCTGAGTGAAGATTATATGTTCTGTCAGATGTGGCGTAAAATTGGCGGAAGTATCTTCTTATGTCCTTGGATGAAAACACAACATGTGGGAACATATGCCTTTACTGGTAACATGCCTGCTGTTGCACAGTTTACAGGGAAGTTATAATGGACGCCGATGTTGTTAAAGTCTCACAAACTGCAACAACAGGCGGCCGCAAATTTGATGGTGGTAAACTACAATATGGTTTACTACCACCACTTGCTTTAAAGGCCACAGTTGATGTATTAACTTTTGGTGCAGAGAAATACGAACCAGACAATTGGAAACATGTGCCTGATTCTAAACGCCGTTATTTTGATGCATTACAAAGGCACTTATGGGCATGGAAAGAGGGTGAAGCAGATGACCCTGAATCTGGCAAACATCACTTAGCACATGCACTTTGTTGCCTCATGTTTCTATATGAGCATGATACAATGTATTCTGTGAATGACAAATCTTAATTATGAGGTAAAATATGAAATTATCAAATGACACACTATCTGTTTTGAAAAACTTTGGTTCTATTAACCAAGGCATTTTCTTCAAACAAGGCAAGACACTTAAAACTGTTTCGTCACATAAAAACATTCTCGCTGAAGTATCAATCAAGGAAGAAATTCCTGCTGACTTTGGTGTTTATGATTTAAATAACTTCCTTTCTGTTGTATCATTACACAAAGATGACCCATCGTTTGAATTCGATGAGAAACATGTTGTGATTGTTGGCAACAAAGGTCGTTCTAAAATCAAGTATCGTTTTTGTGAACCAACTATGATTGTTACTCCTCCTGAGAAACAATTTGTTATGCCAGAAGCAGAGATTAACTTCTCTTTAACTTCAGAGGATTTTGATTGGATTCTCCGTGCCGCTTCTGTTCTTTCTTCTCCACATATTGCAATCGAATCTGATGGTAAGAAAGTTAGTATCGTTACACTAGATTTGCAGAATGATTCTGCTCATACTGATGCACTTGAAATTTCAGAAGGCAATGGCAACAAGTTCAAAATGATTTTCAAAACTGAAAACATTAGTAAAGTTATGCCGGGTTCATATGAAGTTTCCATTTCATCTAAAGGTGTATCACATTTTGAAAACAAAAATGTTCCACTCCAGTATTATATTTCTACTGAAGCCGGTTCTAAATTCGAGAAAGCATAATGATGGCATTAAAATTCTTTACAAATGCAGCTGAAGGTTTTGAAAAGACCTCTATTGCAATTAACCCATCTTACATTGTATCTGTCTTAGAAAAGAAAGTTACAGTTGCAGGTGCAGAAGGAAACCGAGAGCAGAAATCTACAATTCTTTTCGGTGGTGATAAAGGTACATGGGTAGTCGAAGAAGATTTTTTGACTGCTGTTTCTCGATTAAACGAAAGAGATTAATCGACAAAAGAATCTCATCTGAGTCCAAGGACTTAGATTTGATAGGCGGTAACTAAGGTTACCATTTTTAAATATTTCTCTAAGGAGATTAGTATGAAAAGTAATGTATTAAATTTGACACAAAAAATTAGCGGTAAAGCATATTCTAAATCACCAGAATTTCTTTACAATCTTCATGTAAACAACAAACTGTATTATGACCGTGAGCGATTGCAAAGATTGCTCGTAAGATGGCATGATGCGAAAGTAAACTCTTATTTGTTTACTGCATTTAACGGTGCATCCGTTAAAGACTGTTTTCAACTTGCGGCTATTGCACCAATTGTTGAAGAACTAAAACAACAATTAATTCCAACTGCAGCTAACTTCCGTTTCATCGAAGAAAACTTAGCATACTTTCAAAGTCTTTTAGATTTGGGTTTCGAGTATTTGGTACTTGATGGTCAGCACAGAATTGACACTTATAACCGTTTCTTCAGTAGTGAATACTACTTTAAACCAGAAGAAACTATTTCAATGCAAATTGAAGGTGAGAAAGGTGTGATTGATATTGAAGGCACATTCGATAAGCTTCCTGAAGAAATTCAGTTTCACTTGAAAAATTCTATTCCACTTATCGTTGTTGTGTATGAAACGGGCGACTTGCGTGAACTTGCTCGTATCTTCATTACTTCCAACAGTATGATGCCAATGACAAAGCATGAAAAGCGTATTCTCAATTACAACCCAACCAATCGTTGGTTAAACAATATCTGTTTGAATGATATGAATGTTAGAGACATGTTTAAAAACATTGGTTCTGGTATGACAGGTGAGTATTCTCTTGACCACAAAGGTGACACTTTATTTGTTGCAGAAATGTTAATGTATATTTGCAATAACATGTATGATGGTTATGATACCGATGTTTTAGATAACATCTTAGGTTCATATCCTAAAGGTAAATTGAGAGTAACCGATGCTGATAAGGAAACCACTCGTAAAATTTTGAGGGTGATGGCCGATGGTTGTTCTCAATATGATGCAAAGAAACTAAGTAAATTTACGAAGTCATCATTCTACAACATGTTCTATACCCTTTCATTCTTCATGCAAAAAGGTAATGTGTGGGGTAAAAAGAAAGAGATTGATGGTAGTTTCAAGGTTGTCGATGATGCCTTGTTTGTGCAATGGTTCTTGGATGAAGAATTCAAGCGTATCAATGCACAAGGTACGAAAGTGCCATACAAGAACGCAACAGGTAAGACTAAGTATCAGATACACGACTGGTCATTTGCCAAACACAATGCAGACCAAAAACATGCTCGTAAAGAGAGTGTAAAAGGTGATGGTGGTTCTAAGTATACCTTTGACAGTTGGGCTCGTGTTCAATATCTCCTTGAAGATTTGAATTCTGCCTTGACAATGCTTAAGAATCGTAGTATAATTGCACCAGTAGGTTCGAGAGATACAATGACCCGTGATGAGGCACTTGTAGCACTTGATGTACCACTTTCATT